TAACTCTCTTTCAGTCATAATTATTTTGTTTCAATAATGTTATATGTTCCTTCCATTACACCCCAAGATGATTCTTCCTGGAATTGGTATGTTTCCGCAACGTCATTAGAATCCATTGGTCGTGTTAAATACCAGATTTCAGTTTCTTTCCAGGTTACATTAACCAATTTACGACCCTTTGGTAGATTAATATTTCCTTCTCCACCCCAATTCTTTACTCGGTTATTCTCTGTACAAGATGTTACCATAACACCCATTACAATTGCTAAAAATAGTTTTTTCATTTTTTTTAATTTATATTGACAAATATATATCTTTTTTTTTAATTAGACAAGTTTTACTATGATTTTTCCAAAATTTAACAAATCATCATTACATTCCATATTATAATCCTTTATACAGTCTTTAACAATAACTTTCATTTGTTCACTAATCCCGGTTATAATTTCAACCTCTTTTTCTTTTTTCTGGATATTATCCCAAAGAAAAACATCAACAACTCTTTGTACTTCAGAATGTTTAATCCCGTGTAGATCCAGTGTTTTCATTATTTATTATTGCTGTAAAAATATTATTATCTGGATCGTACTTACCTAAATTATATGTTGTGTAAGTGCCGTCTAAATTATCAATCCTCAACATTAAAAAATCTAATTCAGACTTATATATTTTTTCAATAACACCATTTCCTTTAGGTGTCGTTATCATTAATAGTTTATTCATTGTCATAAAACATTTTTTCATTATCTTCTGTATGCCATTTGTCAAAACCCTCACAATTATACCAATCTTTATTTACCAAATAATCAGGTCTTTCTGGAAATGGTTTTGTAACAAACGATGGTTCTGACCATTTGATTCTATTGTTGGGTTGAAGTGCGATTTGTCCGTTATCAAGTAAAATAATATGGTGTGACTTATGTTCCATAGGATCTTCCGCTAATGTCAAATCTGTATTAAGATCATTTGAACCCCAGTTTATTGTTGCGTAATAACTCCCGGTGTACCATTTTTTGTCCTTCATATAAACTTCAACCTTTGTATCATACACGTAAGATAAATGTGTTAAGGTAAAATTATATGAAAAACAATTCCATAATTGTAAATAATGAAATGGTAAATCTGGGTTTGGTGTTTGCGGTTCCGTTAATAACGCATGTGATGGTAATTTATCTCGCATTACACCATTTTCTAAAAGAACCTGGAATAATGCTGCTTGTCCTGGCATACATCTTACAGATATTATGACACCAGGTGTAAATTCACCGTGACCCTTTTTATTTTGGTAAAGGTATTCATTCCTAAGCCAAACTTTGAGTGGGAAAAAATTATGTTCAATATATGCCATTAGTTTTTATCTTTAAATCTACGATATAATTCGTAGGTAATCATTATTGTGATTATTATTGTTGAGGTTACAATTAATATTGATTCTAAAATCATATATTGTATGTTATCTCACTACCATTTATTTCAACCTCAAATTCATTAGAATTTTCTATAATTTTATCTAATTGCTCTGTTGTTAATTTAACATTGTCTGGGTTTAAAAAAACTTTATACGCCTGCGTTGATTTTAATTTAGATTGAGTGATTAACATTATAACTTGATTTGTTGTACATTCAACAATACTAGGATATTGACCACCAACAGTAACAATCGCTTTATCACCGAGTTCAATCGGATCTAATGATACCGCATATGGTGATTCATCAACCATAAATAATTTTAATTTTTTTACCATTTTATATTGTCTTATTTTTTATTATGATAAGTAACTATATTTTTAATTGAAGTTAACCTTTAACTATTTAAAAAATTTATAATCTTATCTTTAATTCCTGATTGTTTTATTCCTTCGTTGTGTGGTCGTTTACAGTGAACAAAATTTGTTAAACCCCAACCATCTTGTATTCCCATATCTAAATCATCTACTGCTACCCAGTGTGTTACTTCTGGGTGTTCTTTTAACCAATGTAGGATTTCAATATGTCGTTCAATTTCTATACGATCAAAATACGGTAAAATAAAATCTTTTGGTAATAATTGTTTAACCGCTAAGTCAGTAAAGAATGGTGTTAAATCAATTGGGGGTTTTATTCCACGAGTGACATACATTTCTTGTATTTGTTCCAAACTACCGTGTCTCTTCCAGTCAGATGATATTACAATATCACAACCAGTCTCCTCAATAATCTCATTTAAAACTTTAACTGCTTTAGTATCAAAATCATCCATTCTAATATCCATTGGTGTTTCTGGATTGGAATCAAATCCTTTTTTCTTAAATCTACCACCCCAATTGTCTGATAGACATATTACACCGTCGTTATCCAAAAATAAAATTGCTTTCTTCATATAACTAAATTTAGTAAAAGAAAATTAAATATCAAAATTTTTAGTTAATTTTTCATCAAATTTAACATTATGTCTAAATTCAAATTCATCCACTAATCGTTCTGTTGAAATATTATGTCTTGTTAATAATATGTACGCACCTATATCAGCATCCATTTCGTCTTTCTCGGATCTTGGTCCATCGTGATTTAAAAGTAAGTGACTAATTTCGTGAGCCTCAATAAACCTTAAATCGTCCATTGTTAAATCGTTAGAATTTAAAAATATTTCACCATTAATAATTATTAATTCTTGGTTTGGTACATAAAAACCATAACCATACTCATTGAATATCGTTATAAGATTTTCGTAATTTTCATTATTTTTAAATATAACTAAAATCTTAATCTCAGGTTTAAATATACTTGAGTAGGTTATTAACCCATCATCAATATCTTGTAGTAGGTTATATTGTTCTTCGGTTATTATGATCTTCATAAAAATAAATATATTAAATTATGTCTTTAAATTGTTGACCTCATCCAACTTGTTTCAGCATTTCCAAACGAGCATTGCGGTGTGACTACCCTTAAATTGTAGACCTCATCCAACCATCTCTCTGTAAGTTTTTGTATATCAGTGTAGTTAAGACCGAATTTGTTTCCTAAAACTGACCAAATTTCATCATAATTAATGTAAACGTAGTCATTTTTTCTATTGTAAATCATAATATTATGGCCTTTTTTATAACGATATAATACATAATCTTCATATTCTTCACTCTGAACTGATTCCAGATCATTAAATAAGTTTAAGAGATCCATTGGTTCTTTAATATCAAAGATTTCAAATGTTTTATCCAAGGATCCAACAACTCTTACCGTTGATTCAAAACTAATCTTTTTGATTAAGTCCTTTAATTTTTCTTTTAAATTGTTTTTCATATTATCAACCAACAACACCAACTAAATTATCTAAATGATGATCTCCATCCATATCTGAAAATATTGTTCTTTTATCCATAATCTTAATGATTTCATCAATACTATATGGTTTTAAATCATTTCCATCAACACCAACATCCATTTTCTTTCCGTTACCAAATTTCTTGTCTGGACTAAGGTGTACATGCCCATGTAATTGGATTACACCTTTATTTAGTCCATGCCAACTTTGTAATGGATAATGACATAACACAAAATTTTTTCCTTCAATATTCACTTCCAAATAGTGATTAACACTTAAAAATCTACTCTGTATGTTTCCACGATTGTTTTGGATGTGCATGTCGTGATTTCCTAATATAAGATGAATGTTTTGACATACCAATCTATCAAGAAATATTCCAATATTCTCAAAACCCCCAAATGAAACGTCACCCAACATTATCAAAGTATCATCCTGACCAACCATATTGTTAATTCCACTAACAATTCGATCGTTCATTTGATCAATCGTTTGGAAGTCTCTTGTTGAGTCAATAGGTATTTGTCCATCCTGGGTTCGCCAATTGGTCACTCCTCTCGTCAGGTTTTTATGACCATAGTGGGTATCTGAGGTTATCCACACTTTTCCTGTTGTCAATAATTTTTTAAAACTCATAATTTTTATTTTTTTAAGGTCTTAATAAAGAACTTGAAGAAAAATTAGATGTATAATATTCTAACATTTCACTAAGTTCCGTATCATTATGATATGGTGATATGTCAATATTCCTTAGTCTTGGTGTGTGATCTAAACTGTCAACACCTATTAATGCAGTATGTATGTCTGTCGGTACATTAGTGTTATTATTTAAAACACCTGACCCATCATTAACATATATACCATTAGTCCGATTTTCCAACAGCATATTTGTGAAATCTCTTAACGCTATATTATTATCACTATTATAGTCCCTAGTAATCGGATAATCAGATATTTTTCGTATACTTTTAACATTATCACCCCAACCGATTAAATCACCAGTTGTTTTATTTTCTTGTAATTCTTTTCTAATTTTTAAAAACAATTCATCCGGAATAAAGTTAATAAGCATTGGGTCAACTTCTTTATCTGAACTATCCCAAGCCTGGAACTTTTCAGTTGAGAAATTTCTTGAGAATGCAGTTTTTACATCTGTTTCTTTATTAATGACATATATTAATCTATGTGTTGTTAAATATTGATTCCAATATCTTCCTTGTGTTACACACCATTTTGTATTTGCACCATATACTTTGGACGCTTCAAAACTTAACGGTGTTAAAATAAGCCAGTTGTTGTCTTCGTAAATCCTTAATATTTCTTTTTCAATTTTTTTTCTGTTTTCAATTTCTTCAGCAATATCAACTTGTACTTCTAATTCACTAAAATTTTTATACTTACTAATATCTTTTTCTTTTATCCTATTTGCTTTTATATGTCTTTCAAATTCATTTAAAACTGAAATCTCTTCTGAACCAAACAAAAATACACCTAAATATTTTTTAAGCCCATCCAAATCTGCACTATAATACTCGTTTTTAAAATGTTTAATTAAAAACTCAGTATACTTATAAGTATCGGTCGGATCCAATGATGTGATAATATCAATTAACGATACATTCAAATCTGGATGTTGTTCTTTTAATCTGTCTAATCTATTCATAATTTTATACTAAAGCGATTTTTCATTTGTTCTATTTTGTCTTCTGGAACATTGTGTTCGTTGGTATTTCCGTGACGATTTTCAACGATAATACAGAAAGTTTTATACCCGTATTTTTCTGCGAGTTCAAGATAAGGTTGGAACTCCCATTCTTGTGTGAAGGTATTTGAAACAACTATTTTATCCACATTAACCTGTGTTCCGTCAGTTTTCATCCAAGCTTCAGTTTGACCTTTACAATATTCGTGTGCTAGTTTTATTTTACTACCATCAAAATTGTAATTACCATCACCATCAACAAAATATTGATCCGCTTCAATGTGTATCCCACCCAATGTTTTAGCAAATGTTGATTTTCCAGCATTCGGACATCCTCTTACGATGTATATTGTTTTTTCCATATAGCAAATATAGATATTTTTTTTTAATTACACAACTATTTATTATTATGAAAATCATAATAACTGAAAACCAACATAAAATGTTGCTTGAAAGTGTTGTTAGCGACACTGAATTTAGGGATTTAATTAAAGGTTATGAATCAACTGTTGTTAATAGTAAGAACCAACATTACGTGTTTGATGATAAGGATCCGAAATTACCACCAAATAATAAAAAAACATTTATTAGTAAAAAATCACCTTATGGTGGTGTACTAACGATAGGTTGGGGTCATACCGGACCATCAGTAAAACCAGGTATGATTATCTCAAATAGAGAAGCCGAACAATTATTAACTGATGATATTAAAAAACACGAAGAGATTGCTAAAAAAGTTTTTCCAAAATTTGATAAATACCCAGTGTATGTTCAAAGAGCATTGGTTAATGCAACATATCGTGGTGAAGTTAAAAGTGGTTATAAATGGGTTAAAAGTTTAAATGATAATAATTGGTCTTTGGGTGCTAAGCAATATCTTGAGGGTTGGAACATTGACTTTTCAAATGTTGATGATCCAAGAAAAAAAGGAACTGTCGCTGAACGAATGAAAAATAACCAAAGGGCTTTCTTAAAATATGCTGAAGAATTATCTAACCCAGCTAAACCGAAAATTAAACAACAAAAACCTAAATCACAAAAACCTAAATCACAAATTGGTGGTGGTGGTCTTTCTCCGAGTGTCTTTAAACTATATGTTGTAAAACCAGGTGAAACATTATCTGGAATTGCTTCCAAATATGACAAATCAGTAACCGTTGATTCTATAATTAAACTAAACGATTTAAAATCAACAGAACTTAAACCTGGTCAAATTTTAAAATTAAAATAATGGGTTGTTAAATTTAATTAACAACCCATTGACTCCACCATTTCATTTTTTGGGTATAGGAAAATGAAAAAACCAAGTTTACGCGGTAACCAAAGCCTCAATCTTACTTCTAACCTGGTCTGTTAAAGATATCTCATTTGTGTTAGTAACAATTACACAATCAACTAAAATTTTACCTGGTATGTTGATATAAAACGTATCACCATTATAGAATGATAAATTTTGTTTTAGTTCAACACTGGTGTGGATCATTTTTAAGAATAATTTAAATTGTATTTGATCAACAAATGTCTCATTTAGTAAATTACCAAATGTTTCGTGTAGTATTCTAATGTTAAATGCTGTTTTCATAGTACAAATATATAAAAAATTTAATATAAAAACAAAAATCCCAAAAAAATATTTAAAATTTCTGGGATTTTATGTTTTTCCAACAAAAAGTGTAGGGGTGTGTGTTTTTTTTGTATTTCATAAATATCTACAAAATCATAAAAAAACAAATTATTTTAATATTTTACGATATTTATCATTATGGAACTATTAATAAATAACAATTCCTTTACTGTAAAAACAATGATTACACCCAAAGATATTCAAAATGGAATGATGGGTAAAAAATTTGACAATCAGTTTAATGGTATGTTGTTTGTTCTAAACGAAGGTAATCATTCCTTCTGGATGAAAGATTGTATAATTAATCTTGATATCATATTTATCAAAGATAATCTCATAACAAAAATACATAAAAACTGTAAACCTTGTAAAGATAATAATTGTCTACGTTACAAAGGTTTTGGTGATATGGTTCTTGAAATAACTGGGGGTTCTTGTGATCTATACGACATACAAGAAAACGACCTTGTTGTTATTAACGATTAGTTTCTAACTTTTCAATATGATGTTGTAGATACCAAGCCGCTTTTTTCAAGTCTTGTAATTCCTTATCCTTGTGTTTTTTACCTGCTCTTGAGATATATTTAACAGTATTACCTAAAGAAAAACCTAAGTCCCAAGCGTCAATAACTTTTATCACTTCATAAACATTGTCTGAACCACCATAATGTTCCGGGTGATTAACCATTTCTTTTTCTTCCATTATTTTAACCGTTTTTTTGTTGATATAACCCCAAACTAATTAAAAGTGTTCTCGTTTTACGACCAAAGTCAGCGTCGTTTGGATATTCGTTTGCCAAATCCTGAATTGTTTTGTAAGTTTTTACTAAATCAATTTCTTGTTGATTATTTTTCTGTGATACAGGATTTTTGTAACCAAACTCTTTCTCTTGTCTTAATTCATTAAGTGTTCTAGTTTTCATATTATTTATTTTAATTGTTCCTTTGTTTTTTTGTAAT